ACCGCCGATGGCGTTCCGCTTCATGTATGGGGTGACTGAATATCCGGTTGAGAACAACGGGACGTTGCTGAAAACACTCCAGGAAAACCACGTCAACTACATCGGGTCATCTGCAGAAGGCGGCCTGAGTAACAAGATGCTGGTAGCCGGTCACATGCTTGACGGCAACCCGTTTAACTACTGGTATGCAGTGGCATGGGCCGCTATTAACCTTGAACTGGACCTGGCTAACGAAGTGATCAACGGGTCGAACACCACAACCAACCCGCTGTATTACGACCAGAACGGTATTGATCGCCTGCAAAACCGCGCACTGAAAACACTGCGTAATGGAATTAGCTATGGGCTGATTCTGGGCCGTGTTATCGGTACAAAACTTATTCAGAGCGATTTCAACACTGAATACGAAAAAGGTTCTTATGCGGGGAATGCTGTTATCAACGCGGTGCCTTTTGCTAACTATTCCAGCCTGAATCCTTCGGATTACCAGGAGGGTAAGTACAACGGGCTAAGTGCTGTTATCACGCCGCGCCGTGGCTTCGAGTCCATCACGTTTAACCTGAACGTTACCAATTTTGTAGGGGCATAACATGGCAAACCCATTAGTACCACAGGGATTCCTCAACCGCGTCCGTGGCGCGGTTTCCATCACTGATGTTCCGGCTCTGAATGTCACCGCATCTTATCTTGGTAAAGACGGGATCAGCATGCGTCCGGACGGTCCCGCCACGGATATTCTGCCGACCATGACCGGCACTGTCGGCAGTCAGGTACCGTATCAGCAGGTTACCTTAACCGTCCACATGCTGCGCACTCAGGGTCTTGCCGCAAGCTATCAACAGCGCTTTACGACGGACACAGCGCTTGGCGAGGTGGTCGTTACCCCGGACGCAACCACATTTGGCAACTTCACCTTGCTTAACTGCTATCTGGTCAACTTTAACGAGATGCCATTTAACGGCATGGATGCCGGGTACGTGGTAACCATCAGCGGCTACCTCATCACCAACGACAACATGTGGATCTGACTGTGAAAATCGATAAAAAACTAAATCTGGTCTGTTCGATCAGCCGTGATGACGGTGCTCTCATTTATGTTCACACCTCACCTTTTCCCTATGAGGTGGTGGAAGAGCATTGCCTGATGCTCGGTAGCCTGTTTACCAGTTTCATTGCTCAGGTTGGTGGGCTTGGCGCGGCCCGGGTAGCGGCAATGATGCTTCGGAAGAAAATTAAAAAGGAACAGGAGGTAACCGGGCAGGATGGCCCAAACATTGTTGATGAAATCCAGCGCCAGACAACAGTCATTTTTAATGACAACGGTCAGTGGAAATCTGTGCCGTTAGATTCTGCGATGAAACAGGGCATTATTTCCGCTGACGAGTTTCGTGAGGTGGAAGGCGAAATCGTTTTTTTTATGGTTTCCTCTGCCATTCAGAAACCGGAACTCATCAAACCGACGGTGGGGAGCGTGATCGGTATGTTCGGTGGTCAGTTAACGTTATCGACCGCTACGGAGTGGCGAGGTTCTTTACTGACGTCGAAAACGGATACCGATACCCCGAACCAGACTGCCCCGCAGGAAACGTCGTTTATACCCTCCTAGACTGGGCCTCTAACGAGGGGTTCAGGGACGTTGTAAGGGAAATAGCTGGCGAGGAATACGCCAGCCCATCCCAGTTCAGGCAGCGCTTTATCCTCTCCGCCTTAAAAGAAAGGGGTCATTTCAATGGCAGCTAAATCCATTATTGAAGTTGATGTAAATGACGAAAAGTTCTTGTCATTTATGGAAAAATTCAACGAATACCAGGCTGCTCTTGAAGATCTTCCCGAAGCATGGCGGGCATCTGCGCAGGGTATTGGCGACACCGCCCGCGAAACGTCAAAAGCATCCTCAGAAGCAGAGGGGATGACAAAGGCTTTTTTGGATGGCGTTGATGCTTTGAATATGATGGTGAATAACCTCGATCGCATCAACACCAGCCTTGACGATGCCAATAAGCGTCAGAGTGACCTGAATAAGAAAACTGCTGGCTCTTCCAGCATATTTGGCAAACTTAAAAAGGACTCAAAAGAGTTCGCCGGCCATATCAAAGACGCCACAGTCAGCCTGCTGTCATGGGGCGGTATTGTTGGGCTGTTTACTGGTGTTCTCGGCGCTGGTGGGTTGTTCGGACTGAACCGCCTAGCATCCACCGCGAGCGCCCAGCGATTCACCTCTATGGGGTTGAATACCTCGATTGGTGCCCTAGATTCAACGGCCATTAACTACCAGCGTGCAGTGGCCAACCCAACAGCGACACTGGGCGCCATTCGTGACACTCAGGCCGATTTATCCCAGCGCTGGAAATTCCAGGCTATGGGGATCAATAACCCTGACCGTTCACCGGACCAGTTGCTGCCGGAGATGATTCGTGCCGCCAGGAGTATTTTCACGCAAACAGGTGGCACGTTGCAGGGGGCTAACGCCTACGGGTTGACCAGCTTCTTCAGTATTGATGACCTCAATCGCTTTAAAAATATGAGCGATGCCGAGATCGACGCTATGGAGAAACGTGCGAAGCGTGACGCTCAGTTGCTGCAGATCACTGATGAGCAGGCCCGGCAATGGCAGGATTTCAATATTCAACTCGACTACAGCAGTCAGAGCATCAAAAACACGTTCATCCGTGGACTTGGCCCGCTTACCCCTGGACTGACAAAACTCTCTGATGCGTTGTCTGGTGCTATCGATACCGTTCTTCAATCTCCAGAACTTGGAAAATGGATCGACGGGCTCGCTGGTGGTATTCAGCGATTTGGTGATTACCTGGCCTCTCCCGACTTTAAAAATGATGTCGAAAACTTCATGGTAAAAGTCGAGAAGCTTGGAAAAGTAATTGGGAAGGTTGTCGACTGGATTATTGGTAAAACAGACACCACAGGAATTATTGATGGTGTTAAATCAGAATCGACAATTCTTAATGCAAATCCAGTGACAGACCCTAAGACAGGAAAAACGTATACACCTGGTAGCGAGGATGACCCGCATGTTTGGGGGTGGCTAAAAGGGGTAAAGCGATTCTTTTCTGGCGGAGACATTGCTCCTGTTGATCCTCTGCCAGCTAATGTCAACGCTAAAGGTCGCACGATTGCCGATCGGTTCAACAACCCCGGAAATCTGAGGTGGGCGGAAGGCTACGAGACTAGCAACACCAAAAGTGGGAAGTTCGCCGTATTTCCAACACTTGATGAAGGCGTTCTGGCGGCAACAAAGCAACTCCAGATATACGGCCAGCGCGGGACAAACACTGTAAGGGACATCGTCAGTAAATGGGCTCCATCAAATGAAAACAACACGGAGGAGTATATCCGGCATGTTGTTCGCTCGACCAAATTTAATGAGAACGAAAAACTCAATCTGAACGATCCCTATGTGCTGGCGAAGTTAATTTCTGCAATGGCCTCAAAAGAGGGGGCAGGAAGCCGAGTTACAGAGGACCGGGTTATTCAGATTTACAACAACACGGGGGGTAACGCGATTGTTACCGGATCACAGTTGGGGGCTATGGGATAATGGGGTTCACTCGTGAGATGTACAAGCTGGGGTTTGAAATATCCCCGGTTATCCTGTGCGATGGCATCGCGCAGGCAATCCCAGGTGGTATGCTACCGATTGTTGCCCTGACCCAAAGTGCCAGTTTTGTTACTGGTCTTTTAGGGGGCGCAATAAATCTTACAGACCTGGATAAGTATTTCTGTCACTGGAAGCCAGTGCAGGGCGCGACGATAGTAGATTATGACATTGCCCGCTATCCTTTTGCTAACCAGGTTGTGGCCGCGAATGCCTTACTGGCACAACCGTTGCGTGTTGCTCTGGAAATGAAGGCCCCGGTTAACCAAAACACCGGGGCAATGACAAAGCTGGTAACAATAAGCGCACTCCAGTCTGTCTTACAGGCACACGCCAACTTGGGCGGAACATTCATCGTTGCTACCCCATCAGTTATCTATAACCGCTGCATTTTGCGCACTGTAAAGGATGTCACCAGCGGAAATGATGCATTACCTCAGCTGACATGGATGTGGGATTTCGAGCAGCCTCTGATCACCGAAACTGGTGCAGAGCAGGCGGTAAATAACTTTCTTGGGAAAATTGGTGGCGGAGACAAGGTTACAGAATCAGCCTGGACAAGTACTGTAAACGCCCTTGGTAACACATCTCTTGGAGGTTCTGTCTCTGAGGCTATTACTGGTCTGCTTGGTAAATTGGGAGTGGCAACATGACAACTCAATATTACCCTTTTACTGGCAACGAACGTCAGAGCATGACCTTCACGCCCGTTCTTGACGGAACGGTTTATAACTGCCAGCTGAAATGGAATATCGCAGCTCAGCGATGGTATCTGTTAATAACGGACAGTTCCGACAATACCGTTATTAATACGGCATTAGTCGGTTCTCCTGTAACTGGTGGAATTAACCTTATATCCGGTATTTTCAGTTCTACAGAAATGTACTGGAGGGAAAAAAACGGACAAATTGAGGTAACCAGTTAATGCGTTATTACGATATCCAGATTTTCTCTCCAGCTGAAGGTGATAAACCAGAAAAATTAATCCAGCAGTATTCAAGCCATAAGAACGGTGTTTATAACCCTGGCGCGCTAATGATTGAATTCGATATTCTCAGGTTTGGTGAGTCGACCCCTCAGGGAGAAACGCATTTAGCAATCTATGGCATTGGCCCAAAAGAAATGCAGCAGGCTCGACAGGACCTGTTTGGTAAGAGAATAAAAATATTCCTCGGCATGAAATCGGGTTTACCACTGGCTGGTAAGATTACGGCACCAGGACTGGTGCTGGACGGCACAATTAACCAGGTGTTTGGTAACTGGCAAGGTACTGAGTTAAGGCTGGATTTCATAATTGTTGCGGGGCCGGTTACCAGCACACCAAGAGGAAAGTTAGCCCCACTACC